GATAGGAGTAGTAAATTATATAAAGCTTTTAAGGTTACAGGGATATACATTGACAAAAATGCCAGTAAACAAGATATTGGTGATGTGAAAGCCAATGTAACAATGTATGAGGATAGCAATGACTAGAAAAAAAGATTTCTATAGAGAACCAATACGTTTTTTAAATGATACAATGCCCATTAAAGCAAAGCCGGATTTACCAAAAGTTACTATTTCAGTATTTCAAATTGTATCTGGTGTAAAAAAAGACCAGTTAGCTGGTTTTGTTCGATACGCTAAAATAATGGGATTTGTATCGTTAACTATTCCTCAATGGCAGGGGGAATATGAAAAATTTTTATGTAAGCCGGTAAGGAGTTAAAATGGCAACGTCAATATTCTTTAATGGTAGGTTAATATCTGTTCCAGGTTCATATTCTAGTATTGATGCATCTGGATTAGAGACCATTGGTCTAAGTGCTTCAGGTATTGTGGCCGTTATAGGGACAGCTATTGGAGGCCGTCCTGTATCAGCTATTAATGAGATAGCTGATATAATTTCTATTACTAAACCTGAGCAAGGATTGCAGACATTTAAAAGCGGTAATTTACGTGAAGCTATAGCAATGCTTTTTTCACCTAGCAAAGATCCTGATATTCAGGGAGGTGCTCAACAAGTTATTGCTATGAAAGTGAATCCCTCAACACAGTCAAGTGGACAATTATCTAATGCGTATAATGCTATTTTAGATTTAACGGCAAAGGATTGGGGGGATTTTACAAATCAAATAAATGTATTGGTTAGTACCGGTACAACAAAAGGAATTTTGTTTACTATTACTTATGAAGATATAGTAGAAACGGTTGATGATTTAGGTGGGGATATTATTTTTAATTTAAAATATGTAAAACCCACTTATGGTTATGATACCATGACTGCTGAGGTAAAAAATGGAGGTTTAGTCAGCTGTAATGGTACGAGAGATCTTGCTGGATTAGATGGTGATGTTACACAATTAGTAGGAAATGACACCTTAATAGTGGACAGTTCTTCTACTGCGGATACAACTCAAAGTGTTGTTATATATGGTCTTAGCGCAGCTGGGGCATATCAAACAGAGACTTTAGCTTTAAATGGTACAACCGATGTTAATGGCACCTTGACATTTTCCAAAGTAATTGGCGCTAGAGTTATTGGAACTACTATTGGCACAGTTACCATTACTGATACAAATCCAACCGCGGTTTTAGCGATTGCCCCCGGATTAAATGGATCCAAGGGCCTTGCTAATTGTGCAACTAATTATGTATCTAATAGTAAAGTTACTTTGGTATCAGATGGATCATCTACAAAAGATGTTTTATTAATCGGAAAAGATTCCTCTAGTGTGTTTCAGGCTGAAAAAATTACATTAACGGGAACTACTCCTGTTATTAGTGCTGGTAGTTTTAGCGAACTAAATTATATTGGATTAGGTGATGTTGAGGTCGCACAAACTTTAACATTGTCCTGTGAAGCTGCTGCCAGTACAACTACGCACAATACTATTCAAAAAGTTGCGGATTATTTTAATAGTAAATCGGAATCTTCAAATGGATTTGTATTTACTATAGTAACTGCTTTATTGTCGTTAGATCCTTCTAATTTAGACATTACTACTGGTGCAGGCGGATCGGTTAGTTGTTTAAGTCCTGCGAATCCTGCTTTTTATTCAGATGCTTATTTAGTTGAGCAATGGATAAATAATAATAGTCAATTAATATCTGCTAGTAAAGTAACTAGCGCTGTTGGAGGATTGCCAAGTACTTTTACCGTTCCTATTTATCTAACTGGCGGTTCTGAAGGAACCGCCACTACTTCGGATTGGCAATCTGCGTACAATTGGCTCAAACAAATTTTTGTCAATTCTATTGTCCCGTTGACCGGAGATCCTGCTATTCATGCCATTCAAGATGCGCATATTGCTTATATGTGCGGGGTTGGTAGAAAAGAAAGAGATGGTTTTGTCGGTTTATTGAATACTGCATTAGATGATTTGCCTACTAAAACCGAATTGAAAAGTCAGATAGTTGATTTGAATAGTAGGCACGAACGAGCATTTGCTCAGTCTATTGAATTCTATAATACCGCAGGGGAACGAGAAGAATTCTTACCATACTTTACTGCTTGTATTGCAGCAGGGATGCAAGCGGGTTCATCGGTAGGGACACCTTTGACTTTTAAATACGTAAACGTGCTTAAGTTTCAGCAATCCTCTACTTGGAATCCTGTAGACGATGCAGAGGAATTAATTCAATCTGGATTATGCTTTCTTGAAAATGTTTCTGGTGTGGGCAGGAGGTGGGTTAGAAACATTACTACGCACCTAAGCAGTAATAACCTTGCCTATATTGAAGGAAGTGTAAATGAAGCAGTTAATTACGCTGTTTATAATTTCAGGACAGAGCTTGAATTTGCAGTAGGTAAAAAGGGCTTTTCGGGAACACTGAATGCAGTGAATTCAGTTTCTAGGGGAATATTAGAATTACTGATTAGAAATGGTATTATTGTTGCGTATCGTAGTTTGAATAGCGAACTGATTACTGATGTACTAGAGGTATCAGTGGAATTAGCCCCTGTTTTACCTATTAACTTTGTAAAAACAACGATTCATTTAATAACTATCCCACAAACGGCGTAACAATAAAGGAGGCATAATATGTCTTTAGATAGAGGACAACCGGGAAAACTTATAACAGGAGCAAGGTGCCGATTTAGTGTCAATGGACAAGTAATTGGCTATGCCAGAAATGTAAGTGGTGGAGAGACCGTTCAGTATGAGGCTGTTGACGTCTTGGATAATATTGAAACTGAAGAGCATGTTCCTGTAGGATATAGTGTGAGTCTTACTGCTTCTATGTTTCGAATTGTTGGAGATACTTTAAAAAGTGCTGGAATATTTCCGTCCACTGGAAAGGATTCTGAGGAACATTTACGGAATGTTTTATTGCTTTCCGGCATTATGAAAGCAACTTTAGAAGATACTAAAACCGGAAAGATTATTCATGAATATTCTTCAGTTAAGATATCTAGCTATAATTGGCAGGTAGATGCTCGAGGGATCATGGGTAATGATATTGATTTTGTCGGCATTAGGGCTTTGGATGAAAGTGAATTGAGTTAAAAGCTTATTTCGTTTCTTCCTTAGCGTTGACCTCTGGTATAGGTTACTCCCATCTATACCAGAGGTCTTTTTGTTTGCATAATTTTTCTTATATGGTTATACATTATTGCATAAATCATGGAGCGATGATTTATGAGTCTCCCTAGCAATAATAGTGTTGCTAGGGAGGTATTTTGATATATTGTGTCCAATAATGGGGCATAGTATACTATTGTTAATGGTTGAATTTTTACATAAAAGGGAGTATTTCAATGCAAGAAAACGACATGATTAAAGGTGTTCAGCATTTATTAGATGCCAGTACAGATGATTTGGTAAATGATTCTATTAACGCTGATAAAGTTTCAGAAATGGATGATCCTAAATTAAATGAAGAATATGAATTTGATTTTTGTTGGAAAGATAGACGTGGGAATAAATGGGAAGGACATTTTAAGAATAAGATATTGTCTATTGCAGAACAACAAGCAGTAGGTATTTTACGGTCTAGATTAGCTGGTGGAATTCCAATTGAGTCATTGGACCTAATGACAAATGAGCTTAATTTAATTATTGCACATTTGTCCATTTCATTAATAGTAAAACCTGAATGGGCTGAAGACTTGAGATCTTTAAAACATATAGATTTATTACAAGATCTATATAAGGAGGTTGCCTCTCATGAGGCGATGTTTTTCGGAGATGTCGAGCCTAAAGAAAATAGCGCTTCGTGAAATTGAAGACGGCATTGCTAGAATTGAAAATTGGTGGACAAGTAAGTATAAATTACCACCAAACCATGAATTATTTTTAAATAGGAGCGTAGCTTCGTTACACATAGAAATGATTAAAGACCTATTGATAAAAAAAGAGCAATTAGAAAAAGATTTGAAAAAGGCTACGGGAACTGAATTTAATGAATTGACCAGCCAGCTTAATAGTATTAATAGGGCTTTAGATAGTGATATTGAAGAAGACTCGAGTGGAGATCCTTTAATTGATAAGTGGGAAAAAGAATTATTAGAAGGAATTACTCCTAATTTAAATGAAGGTTTTAAAAATGCCAAAAGACTATAAAACCACAGTTACCGTTGAGCACAAAACTCGAGGCTTTGATAAGGTATCTAGGGACAATACTCGGTATATCTATGCCTTGTCAAAAATGAGATCTCAATTAAGTAGCTTGAAGCAGAACTATAGGGATGCCACAAAAGAAGTAGATAAACTTTCAAAAGCACTTGATAGGCAAAGTGAAGTAATATCTAAAAATTTAGAAAAGCAACAAAAACGTGGGGCATTTGTACAAGGATTAGCACAGGGAGGATTTACCCCTGCGGCATTTCTTCAACGCGGCCCAGGCATGAGGCAACAAATGGCTGGTATGGCCCTTGGACGAATGTTTAAAACGGGGATGACTGGATTAGGCGGATCATTTACAGGAGTACAGGGATTTCAGCAATTTTTAGGGTCTATTCCATTAGTAGGCGGATTCCTTAGTGGGCAAATAGGGAAATTGGCAGAATATGCGGGCCAAAATATAAATTATCAGAAAACTAAATTAGGGGCATCTCCTTATTTATCTACATTTTCTGAATTGCAAAAAGAATTGGGAATTAGGCATGCTCTTAGTGCCATTGAGTCACAATTAGGTGATCAAAATAAGCAAACAGGAGAAGCGTTTAAGAGTTTTGTTGGAAAGCAGGCAGCAGAGACGCCTATTGGGAAAGCTTTAGGAGCAGGTCCTAATAAAATGCCGGCTTTACCTGGATCTGGGTTACTTGCTTTACCTGGATCTGGGTTAATGATGCAATTAGCAGAAAATGTTTTAGAGAAAGGACCTGTTAAGGTAATAGCAGATATAACTGAATCTATTATATTACAAGATATCCCTCAATATGCTAAAAAATTAAAAAAACAACAAGAAGATAATTTACAGCAATTTAAAACTGAATATAATTTACATCAAGATAGAATTGATGTCTTGAAAAAAGCAAAACAAGCATTGCGCCAAAGTTTAAAATCGGTTGATCCTTTAGCTGGTTTAGATGCTGAAGGCGCAAAATTGCTTGGTATGAACAAAGAGGAAACTTTAAATTTCTTTGTGTCTATTTTACAAGCAGGGGGAGGTGTCGCCACAGGTGAACAAGCTAAGGGGATACGTCAAACTGCTTTTGGTGCAAAGACTTTGTTTGGTGTGCAAGGAGGTGTATCCGGGGCATTTTTAAAGGCAGGTAGGCGTGGAGGAATTGTGGGAGGTACAGGGAATGCCGATAATGCGTTTAAACAGGCCATTAATGAAGGCATTTCTATGGGGTTATCGGGCTCAGAAATAAACCAGTGGCTTCAACAAATCGCTTCAGGGATATACCAATTTCAACAAACAGGTATCAGTATTAATCCTGATTCAATTTCTAAATTGGCAACTGATATCGGGAGAGCTGGTTTACCTATTACTAGAGCGATTAATATGGCTCAAGGCATTACCCAATATATTCAGGGAATAGGTAGTAAAGGCATTACTAGTGGCGCTGATATATTTATGTTGCGAGAATTAGGTGGATTTAAAGGTGGAGGAGTAGGGGAGTATAGAAAGGCTCGTAGTAGATTAGAGAAATTAGAATTTGAACTCCCTGGAATGGATGTTAAGGACATTGCGCAATCTCCCATTAGTGATGCACTACGTAAATTAATGAAATTTGGGGGTGGAGATTTAGATACACAAGCACAAATGCTACAAGCATTTTTACAAAGTAAAGGGGTTAAAGGAAGTGTAGAGCAATTTGATTGGTTAGCGAATAAATTGATGGGAGGACCTATTACTGGAGATCAAGGTAAAGCAATTACTGATTATACGAAGGAACAGCAACAGGGCAAAAAGGAATTAAAAAAGATTGCTAAAGCAGGAGGAATCCCTGGTATGGCTGAAGCAGTGGTAAGTGCTAGAGCACCTAATTTACGTGCCCAAGCAGAAATGCAAAATAAACAAATTGCTATTGGTGGTAAAGCTGTATCTACTATGCAAGCATTGGAAAGGAATTCGTTAAAGGTTTCAAAGGCGTTTATTGATTTAGCAGATGGCCCTTTAATGAAATTACAGAAAGCAATGTCAGATCTTACGGACATAGCTATTGAACTGGCAAATCAAGCTGTAAATATGATCAAATATGGTGCAAGCGTCCCATGGTAAATATTGCAGATAGGTATAAGAAGATAAAACATGGGTTTCAACAATCTGAGAATTCTAGAGCTGCTGCTATTATATACCAACATGAAGATGACCCGATCATATTATACAATAAGAAAAAAGGGGATGCCTTTAGCCTTAAAGGCACTAAAGCTACTAGCGAAGAACCTACTGTAATTTCTATTAGTACTACTAAGAGTTTAAATAATATTTCTGGAAGTTTTTCAGTTGTTTTAAAAGATTCTCAAGTAACTATTGATTTGTTTAAACGTCTTACAGATGATGATTGGATCGATATTGTATTTTATATTAATAATGAACCATATCATCAATTTAGGGGAATAATTGATGAAATAAATAGATCAGTCACTATTGGCGGAACTGGAGCTACTGTAAAAATATATACAATAACTGGCAGATGTTTTGGTAAGATATGGGAAGCAACTCCTGTTTGGTTTAGTCCTTATTACAATGATATAATTACCCAAGTAGTTAGTTTACAAATTTTTGGTGCCGCTAATGGTGCAGCTGAATTATTAGGAAATCCTTCACAAGCAGTTATTTCTTTTATGAAAAGATTTTTAGTTGATTTAGCACGATTCGATGGCCCCAATTGGAATCCTCCTAAAAGCATGCCAGGAATCAGTGATGTAGGCATTTTTGCAAATATTGATTTTGGCGAAACGGAAGACGGTAGCTCTAAGTATTTTCAAAATATACCTAAACGTATTTTATATAACCTAAATGCCCTTAATCCGGATGGGACTCTATGGGATTTAGCTAAACAGTATTCCGATCCTTTATTTGTTGAAGTATATACCGATTACCTTCCTAAAGGAAATCCTTTTAGTAAAGAATTAAGTAATTCTTCTTCTATTGGCAGTAATGATATGTCGGTAATTATACGGGATAGACCATTCCCGTTTTCGGATACGTTTCCATTAACAGGATACAAAGATACTTGGAATGAATTGCCTATATTTACAGTAATTCCTCAAGAAATAGTAAGCCATAGTGTTAGCAAATCAGGGTATGAGCGATATAATGCTTTTTATGTAGCGAGTAGGCTGTACCAAGAAGAATTGAATAGCTACGCTTTAACTATATTAGCACCACTACTAGATAATGAAGGAATTAAAAGGCATGGCCTACGAAGGTTTGATATTCAATCTGAAGTACATCCTGATCCTAATAATCCTATTGAATTTGGTGGATATAATGTTGCTGAAATATGTAATTATCAACGTAGATTGATTATGGATTGGTATTGTTTAAATCCTTATTTCTTATCAGGCACCATTTCCTTAGCACATGGCCGGCCGGATATTCGAATCGGATGTAGGTTACACATTCCTGGAGTAAAAATAGGGGATAAAGACATTATTTCAGAAGAAAATTATTACATTGAAGAAGTTAGAAATGATTGGGTGTTTGGTAGAGGTATCCGTACTACTTTAGGAGTTACACGTGGATGGATAGGTGACATGAATACTTATTATGAGAATTTAAATAAAATGGTAAATAGGTACTCTTTAGCCGAATTAAGGGATTTGACTATAGGACAAACACCATGATATTAGGTAAAGGTTTTAGGACGCAAAATGGTATACCTGTTCGATTTCGAAGAGAGAATAGTAATCCAAATGGCTTGCTATTAAAAGGGGTTGTCACTGCAACATATGTAATTGATTCAGAGGAGCATCCTAAGTCTGAAGATACAACGAATCCTCCAAGTGCTATTTATTGCGATGTACTTGTTTATTCAAGCATGTCTTATTGTAGATGGTTCCCATTGACCAAGGTTTTAGTATCCCAAAAAAGAGGCGGGATGCACAATGATGATATTTGGAAGCCACGTGCTATTAGTAAAAATATATTTGGTGATTTTAATTCAACTACTGGAATTAATCCAGGTTCTTTAGACGGAGATCATGTTTTAATTGGATTCCTCAATAATTCATTTAATGAACCAATTGTGCTACGAGGCATTCCTCATCCTTCTAGGGATATATATAATGAAGAAAATGAATTAGGAAAACGAATTAAATTAAAAGTAGTGGATGGAGATCCTGATTTAGTAAAACACCATGGTGTATTTCATGGCACCCTAGATTCTGGGGATTACGTTGTAAATACTGTATATGCCAATAACGGAACTACTGACGAAAATGGGAAAGAACCAGATCCTTCTATAGACGGTAGTTCAGGAAATCAAAAATATAGTTTACCGAAAGATAGTGTTTATTCTATAGAATTTAAAGATATATCAGATTCAACTAATCCCGTAAACACAGTTGTATTAACGTTAAAGGCAATTGATAATAATATAGAAGTAATTAAAGATGGAATAAACATAGTAACAATTAATGACGCAGGATTATCATCTATTTTAAAATTAGGAAGTGGTTTAGTTTCAGTGGCTATAGCAGACCATTTAAAGATTTTATATAATAATTTATATACTGCAATTTTTTCTCACATACATCCAATTGGAAGTCCTAATACAGGTTTACCTGTATTTACGCCCACATTACCTATGTGGGATCAAGCTATTGAAAGTGATAGATTGACAATTCCAGATAATTGAGGATTATTATAGGCATGACTGTAAGTACCCTTGAATATATAAAAGAAGAAGTAAGGCAGAAAAAAACAGGGGATACAAATTTCTTAAAAAGATTTTTATATTTCTTTGAATTGATAGTACCTCCCGAAAAGGCTAAGAATCAAGAATCACTTAATTTCTTATTTCCATTAATCCTTCCTCCTGAATCTATTATGTTAGAGGAACCTTTTTCTGTGGAAGAAACCGAAACTCAGATGGGGGGATTATTTATTGAGGAAAATGGTATAATTAAAAGGACTTTGACAATAAAAGGACACACAGGATTTAAGCCTAGGTTATTAAGGTCTTCTAATACAAATCCATTGAAAAGTGCTGCTCGCGCATCTTTAGGGGCAATTGTTTCTGGATCAGAAATAGGTAAACCAGATCTTAAATCCCTAGAAACGGTTTCATACTCTAGAAAGCTTCCAATAAAAGTATTGGCTGCTATATCGGGTCATCGACATTTTCAATATTTACAAGATTCTATTTTTAGAACATACGCAGATTTGAAAAAGGATCCTGCTTCAGCAATGGGGACGTCTTTACGTTTTCATAATCCTAAAGACGACGAGCATTGGGAAGTAGTTCCTAAGAAATTTATTCTTGAAAGGGATTCGTCTAAAAATAGATTCCTTTATTACTATACAATTGAATTGACGGTTGTTGGTCCTGCTAAAGAAGTGGATTTTGACTATATAGAGGATAAAACTTTATTAGAACAGTTTACTGATGTATTGAGGATTGTGAAGAAGGGTTTAGATTTAGCCAATGGTTCGGTTCAAGATTTAATTCGTTTACAAGGTGAAATTCGTTCGTCTATAAGTAATATCTCTGTAATTATTGATTCAGTTACTGCTATCAATTCATCAATTGATGATTTTGTTAAAGGGAATAAAAGACTCATTGATTCAACGCATTCTGTAGTACTTAGTACTATGGATTTAATAGATTCTTCTTTAAATACCTATAATAAATTGTTTAGATCTAGAAAAGTTAAACAACTACCGGAACCTGTAGTTCAGACAATAAGAAGTTTGAATAAGGGCTTGGAGTTAGTAGCTGCTAATCCTTCTATATTCTCTAATACACTAGTTACCAAAATAGAGGATATAAGGAAACGGCAAAACAGGTATAATTTATCTACGGAAAGAATAAACAATGCACTAAATAGTGAATCCCCTACTACTTTTTCTGAATTAAAAAGACATGGTACAGGATTAACTAGGGGTGATGCCCTTGCAATAAATGGAGAATTGGAAATAGGTAATGAGGTGTACCAATATACGAGTATTGAACGGATTCAGATTATGTCAGGAGATACTTTAGTTTCGTTAGCTGCTAAATATATGGGAAATGCAAGACTTTGGCAGTATATAGCAATCGTAAATGGTCTGGATTATCCATTTTCAAATGACGTAGCTTCGTACGATTTATCTAAAAGGAGTGACATACATCCTTTTAATAATGCTCTTGGTATAGGGGATTTCATACTAATTCCGTCAAATAATACACCATTGCAAAGCTATATAGGAACTTCTATTATAGGCACGGCACTTACTGAATCCTTAGAAAATCATTTATTTGGAATTAATTTTGCATTGGATCCTATTTATAATAAATTAAATAATACTACTATATATACTAATAATAGAGTAAGATATGACATTCCTGTAGATAAAGAAAAAAATAATATGGATGTTAAACTAGTGAAGGGTATTCCTAATTTAGTACAGGCTATCATATTAAGAATAATAGTTGAAAAAGGAACTGCTCTTCTATATAGAAAATTTGGACTTAATAGGATTGTTAGCCTTGGTTTTACTTTATCGGATTTAGAGAATGCTAAATATCGGATAAGAGAAACCATTCTGGCTGATACAAGAATTAATGGTATCGAAGACCTTGAATTGATACAAGAAAATGACGCTTTAGTATGTAATTTAACAATTTCGGCAAAGGGTTTTAATGATGCAGTTCCTTTGCGATTAACCGTAGGGTAATTAAATGCCTAGATTTGTATTAAAACGGTATGAACAGATTCTGTCAGGAATGATTGCAAAATTAATTGCTCGAACAGAATTGAATGATCTATTGGATTCATCTACATTTAAACACTTATTATCTGCTGCGGCAATGAGTGATGATGAGCAGTATTATCAAATATCATTAATTCTCTTATTAAATGATATTGATAATGTTGAAGGTGATGATTTAGATGAGTTTGCAAAAATACTATCTAATATGACTAGTGATGGAGAAACACTTGCAAGGAGATTAAGTAGTAGATCTGTTGGAACGGTTATTTTCTCTAGAAATATTGTCAGTGGTTCTATCACAAAAGAATCAGGGATTATTGTAAAAACTAATTCTGGAATAACTTTTAGAACGACATCTGGATTTACGATTAATGTTAGTGATCCTGCCGTAATTACTGGGCATACTACGGGGCAAGATTCTTCTCCTATTCCAATTCAATCATTATTATTAGGTGAAAATAATAATGTAGCGGCGAATACCATTATTAAATTTGCAAATAAACCTATTGGAATTGATGCAGTAATTAATTTATCTGATACAACATTTGGAAGAGATAAAGAGAAAGATGATCAATATAGAAAGAGAATTAAAGGATATATAAACTCTTTAGTCAGATCTACACCATTTGCAATGGAGAATGCAATTCTTGGGTTACAGGATCCCGTTACTGGCTCTATCATATTATTTGCTAAATTAATTGAAGACATAGTCAATTTAGGGAATTGTACATTATACATTGATGATGGTACAGGGTATGCCCAGAGTACAGAAGAAATAATAGGCGAGAATATTACATATGGATTGGCAGGACCTCCTGTTAATTCCGCAGTCGGAGGAGAGACCTATTTATTTTTAGATAGTATTTCCATTAATGAGGATGCATCCTTTATAATTACTAGCTCTACTAGAGGAGTATTGGTTAAAGATACAGATTTCTATTATGACTCATCTAGGGGTCAAATTAACTTTACTCCTGCCTTGGTCGCTGGAGAAATAATTACTGCTGATTATACCAAATATACAGGCATAATTGAATTAGCACAAAAAGTAATTAATGGCGTTGATTCGGATAGATCTAATTATCCAGGCTATAGAGGAGGTGGGGTTAGGGTAAAAGTCAGATCTCCTCAGGTATTGATTGTAAATATTGAAGGAAGCATCGTTATACAAGAAGGCTATAATACAGAAATAGTTTATTCTAATGTAGAGGATGCCATTTTACGCTATATAAATACCTTAAATATATCCGGTGATGTGATCATTGCTGCATTAGTAGCTGTTATTAAAAATGTTGACGGGGTATACGACGTCGCCATTACTTCCCCTTCAAACAATATTTCTATATTGGATGATCAATTAGCTAGAACAAGCATTAATAACGTGAGTATACGATGACTTTTTCTCTAGAATCAGTAGATAAGTTAGAAATATTCAATAATGGTGGATATGAGTTAATCATATCTGGAGTTTTTGAACAAGACTCTTCTTATAATGTATTTATAGGTGACTTTAAAAATGATAGTGATGCGATTTGCTATTCAGGAGTTCCTGAACAAGGTAATATTATTTATCCTGAATTAGATAATACTTTGTATGTGTATACTCCTTTATTAAACATTACAGGTAGCAATCCATATTCTATCACAGTAATAAATATATCTACTTTAGAAACTAGGACGTTATTAAATTGTTTATACGTAAGAAATAAACAATTTAATTCTAAAACGTACAGTTATAAAAAGAATTTATTTAATAATTATGAGTTAGGTCCTATAGACGTAACAGAAGAAGCATAGGAGAATTAAATGTCCGTTAATATCGTTATCACTGTAGCAGGACAAGGATCTGGGGGTGGTGGAGAATCTAGATCTTTTCCATATTCTTTAATAGCGGTATCTCCCGCACCTTTAGTTACTTTAAGCCTAGCAGATACTACTGGGGTTACTAGTTATTTTTGGGAAATATTAAACCAACCAGTTTTTGCTACAGCTGTTTTGTCTAGTCAAAGTAGTACTACTCCAACCTTTACTCCTACCGTTACGAGGTGGGGTACGTATTTAATAAGGTGCACTATTATAAGAAATGGTGTGCAAGAAATAGATGAAATTGGGTTAAGTTTTAGAACACCTAACCATGATTTAAGGTTTCCGGCAGCAGGAGAAAAAGTAGAATTTGACGAAGATGATGGATGGATGGTTGCTGAATTTTATTTCTGGCAATACGTAGATAATCTTACATCAGGTAGTGGGGGATATTGGGAAAGAATTGGTACTATTCTATCACCAGATACAGATGGGGATACTCTTCAAGTAGGAAGTGGAAGTGCTTCATCTCCTTCTTATAGTTATGAATCGGATATAGACACAGGTAGAAGATTATATAATACAGGTATTGAGGCATTTACCGTAGGAGGAGTTGATCAATTATTATTTGGTAATGATGGTGGGCCTTATATAAAAGCAGCAGACAATCATAATTTACTTAAAATTGGAAATTATAAAACTACATCTGGTGGATATTCTCAAATCACATTGGAAGGGGTAGGGCACACCAATAATTCAGGGGGCAAGGCTACTATTCAAGCTACAGCCCCAGTCAATAAGATCAGCGAGCTTAATGTACTATCTACCAATGCAGGAGGTCAATCCCTAATAAACATTATATCCGATAGTGGATCAGCTATATCAGCTGACTCTAGTATTACTATTAGATCAACTGGAGAAGGTCCTACTATTCTTTCTCTAGTATCTTCTTCATCAGTTAATGATGTATCGAGTCTTATTAGCTTAAGCAGTACTTCCCTAGTAGGTGACGCATCTATATCTATAGGAGCTCATGCTCCTATTGGTGATAGTTTTATATCGTTAGGCGATTCTAATACTAAGGGTATCCGTTTTATTGATAAAAATTTAGATGATTCAGTTTATCCCAATACCTATTTTGGGTTATCATCTATTTTAGATGATTGGACTGATTTAAATACAAATTATGGTACAAAAACATTAATTGAGATACTTAATACACTACATGATTCTTTATCATTATCTATTACAGCTGGTGTAGGCATTAGTGCGCCATTATCTAGTGGGGTGTATACAGTATCTGTATATAATGCACCTTCTTCTGAGATAGATTTCAATATTTTGTCTGGTTATGGTCCAACTAATATTGATCTTCAGACTTACCTAAATTTTATCCAAGGACCAACAAAATTGGGATCAGGTCAAGGGGCTGCATCAGATGGAGGAAGTGGGACAGTTAATATAGGGGCTTTAAATGGCATTATAAAGTCTTCTAATACTGAAAATGCCGCTACAGTGTTCGCTAGTTGGCCTAGTGTTACTTCTTTAAGTCTATCTGATAATGATATTAGTTACGTGACTGCTAATTATGGCGGATCTCCTACTACCACTGTTGTAACTAATTTATCAAGCGCCATAGTCCGGAATAAAATTTTATTATCTATGGTGAAACGAGAAAGTACTTCTGTTGAATTCATGAATTTAGAATCCCAAAATTCTGATTTAGGATATAGATCAAATGAAAAATCTATTATACAAAATAATTATAAACCTGAATACGGAACAGGTATTATTATTAGTGGAACAGGAACTCGTAATTTAACAATTACTGCTGGCTGGATGTATTGGGGACTGTCTAAAATGGTGTCCTCTGTTTTTGATTCAAGTTCGTCGGATACCTGGACTAATTTCTATACTACTGATAGTGGGTCTACTTGGACCAAGGTTGCCAGCCAATCTCAGGTAGATAACGCAAATTATAATGAAATAGCTAGTGGTTTAACGTCTTTAGGGGCAAGTGAATATGGTTTATTTTGGGTGTATAGGAATTATTCAGATACAGATATATACGTTGTATATGGTACAGATTCATATGCAACTCAAGCTGCTGCTGAAGAAGTGCCTTCACCTAGCTTAGTGCCTTGGCAGGTAAGTGAATTTTCTTATTTAATAGGTAGGGTTATCGTTCAACAGGGAACAGATACTATTGATGTCATCTCTGTTTTTATTGATGATATTGTTGGCGGAACTACTAGTGTTCATAATTTATTAAGCAGTATACAGGGTGGATCTCCTAGTGAACGTTACCATTTAACTAATTTACAACATAATGATTTAATAACAAATATGCCATTTGACCCCATTAGTATTATATTTACTGATGGATCAAATCAATTGAGTACCCATGCGGATCTTAAATATAGCCCTGGAGGAACCGCTGGTTATATGTCATTACAGGTACAAGGGTCATCAACGTCTTCAGCGTCACTTGTTTCTAAATCCCCGGATGGAGATGCTTCTCTAGGTATCTTAGCAGATAGTTCTAATACCACTGGGGGTAGTTCATCTATTTCTTTAAATTCTGTATCCAATTCTGGGCAGTCTGTTTACCAACTAACTAATTCGCATCAATGGTTCGTTAATACAGAATCACTTTTAACATTATCATTAGAAGATACAAATCATTCTAGGTTGACTGGTAAACAGAAATACTTAGATATATATAATATCCATACCAC